CATAATCAAATTACCGTTCCAGTCTTCCCAAGTAGTATATTGTGGAAGAAACGGAAATACTGGTTGAGTACCTGCCATTACGGCCTTTCGTCACCGTACTCAGCAGTGATCAAAATACGACCCATTTCAAAGTTACCATCAATCGTATTAGAGACAAACTGCAAGTTCATTTCCCTGTGTTCCACCCGTAAGTCAATTTTACCGGTATCTGGGCTAAATGGGTAAGGACCGTTGTTTTCGTAGGTTCCTCTAGCAAACTTGCGACCCACAATATTCATAGTCATTTCTCCGCCCTGAACAAAGTCAGGCTCAATTCGGCGCAAATGCATACGTCGGTTAATTGCTTGGTTAGTATCTTGTGAAGGATCGCCGCCCACCCAGCTAATATCGCAAGTAGTAATAGAGGCAGTTACAGCCGTTTCTGCCAAGAAAGATACTTGATTTAACCCAAATTCATGTTGCCAAAGAGCGTAACCGTTGGAAACAATAAACATAATGTTACTGGTTGTTGGAATTGAGATAAATGGAGTGGCCACAGTTACTTTAGTAACACCTGTTGCACCAATGGTAGAATTAAAAATATGCTCACTAGTTAAAATACGATGGAATGTGTCGGCTCCGGTTTCCGATTCTGTCACATATGCACCTGGTATAAACGCGGGTGTTACATCACCATCCAAGTAAAATTGATAAGCAGTTGGTGCTGGTAAACTAGCAGGGTGGTTTATTACTTGATAAGGTGGACTGTAAACAACATTATAATTCCAACCCGCCCAAATAGGTGTTGGGAAAATCTCAGTAGTATATCCGCAAGACCTTTGAGCTCCAACAGCTTCACCAGCATCATACCAAATCTTATCTTTTACGTTGTAAATAATAGCATCAGTACATTCTGTTGCGGTGCCACGGGGATAAAAGAACCAAATCTCGTTATACCGAGGAACCTTGGTGGCCCACACTTTTTGGCGTTGTTCATAGTTGAGATTATCAAATAGCCAGTTTACGTTTTTATCGTTGGCAAGAACATTGACTTGACCGTTATATAAATAGAAACGGTCAACGCCCATCCAGTAATACAAGCCGTCCATTTCCACAACAGCGGAAGACGACATGATAGAGATTTGGCTGGAAATAATATCATAACGCCAATACAGCGGTGCGGCCCCTGTAAAAGACACACGAATTAAACTATCAGTTGCCCAGAATAAACCAGATGGTGCGTTGGTACCGCCGCGAACTGGTATGCCTTTAACAATTTTAGAAGACGCCATATTAACTTGATTGGCCGTTGGACCATTCCAATCAGATAAGTTTTGTGCGTTATACACTGTATAGCTGGCGTTAGTGTCTACGTGGTTGTTGGCAATAAAACCGTTAGATCCGTAAACAAATAAGAATGGATAAAGGACACAAACACCGCCATCAACTTCAATTGGGCGATATGTTGGGTTTTGGCCGCCGGTATCTGCCAAAGGTGTAAAGGTCCACTGTTGTAATGAATCTGGTTGAACATCACCAACATAGATAGGTGATGGAACACCATTATCAATATTGTATAAATTTAATCCTGGGCTAGCAATTAATTGCAATGCTCCGCCAGACGGCACATACTGTAAATCAAACTGCCATAAAAGACGCGTATCAGGAAACGGTGATGCTTGATATAACCATACGTCTGTTACGGTACCAGAAATAGCGGGGGTAAAGTTTACTGTAGTTTGACTGCTGCCAAATGAAGAACTAGTAACTGTGTGAACTACCGGATTGTCTATATCAAATATAATTTTTGCGCCCGTTGGGTAGGCTGCAGTTAAATCAGTATTGGGGTTACTAATGACAATTGATGTAGTTGTATTGCTAGCGACGGCGCGTTGAGAATATCCTGGTAAAAAGATACCGTAAAACGGTCCACTGCCAATACCTAGTGTGGTGCCGGTGGTAAAGATATCTAAACCATTTTCGTTACCCACAAAAACATAGTTAACGCCGTTATAGGCATTAGTGACCATACCACGCGGAATACCATTTAATGTGGCAAATAGTTGACGATAGCCACCTATTTTTTTAGGCACACCACGTTGAAAACGGCACCATTCGCCATCGCTAAATTCACGCGATTCAAATGTAGTGCCGTCTCGTTTAATTCCAGACGTAACACCAAGAGTATAGATTAAACTATACTGCTGATTTGCATCCGCCATTTAGAATATTCCACCACTAATTAATCTTGCTGTAAATTGCGCAGGGGTAGTAATTTGCGGACTTAAAGTATTTGAGTTATCAATCTGCAACATTTGAATTGAATTTGCAGTTAGTCCTAAAACACTGGTTCCAACCAAATACATGCCAGTATGATTATCGTTATTAAATGTATAAGATGGGGAAGATGCTGATCCATTTACTGCAAAGAAAACACCTGTCGTAGTTTGGTTTAACACGTACAATATATTACCGTCACTCAGGAACGTTACTACTTGGCCAGAAGAAACTACAATCGGAGATTGAGAACTTCCAGATAATTGAAACGTTAAATTATAATTGCCATTTTGTGTGTCATTTACAATAAAGTAAATTTGAGTAATGGCTGGCAATGTTACATTTAAAGTTTGAGTTCTTGTGCCTGATAGTGCAACATAAGTTTGAATAATAGGGGCATTGGCTACTAAACTAAAACTGTTACCAATAATAGAATCCACATCATAAGTTGCGGATGTAAATGTACTATTGGCTGGCGTTCTGTACCCTACAGTAAAAAAGTTGCCAGTAGATTGTTGGTAGATAATCCATCCAGAATCGCCGGGCACTGTGTTAATACTGGGAAGACTGTTGATAGTTGCAGAACCTTGTCCTTGAATAACCAAAGAACCTGTTCCGTTATTTCTAAAACCCACATACCAACCGGCATCAATTTGGCCGGCAGCTGGTAATGTATATGTGCCATTACCGTTAGTCCATACATAAGTGCTTGCACGACTTGTGCGATCAAATGTTGGTGATGCAGTTACTTCTACAATATTTTGAGTGGTGTTTAGCACACCGGCCAAAGCTACTAAACCGTAGCCGGCTAAACTATCTGCGTCTGCAGCAGATGTGCCAGTACCAAATGTAATGTTGGTCCAATTGCCACCAGGAGATGTATTATCATCTAACCAAAAATATTTAGCTTCACCAATTTGCACAAGGACTGATTGCTGGCCAGTAAAGTCTGTAATGAAAAAATCTACAGCGCCGCGGTTAATAATCAAAAGGTCAGAACCAACAGAACCTTGGTCAGCTTGAGGTAAAAGAACTCTTAAATTTGGTGCTTCAGGAAAAGCATCTATAATACGAGCCATTGGAACCTGAGTTGGATTAACAACTGCTGGCCAATATAATTGAGTATCTTCTGAAAATTGTAAATCGTAGTAAGATACGTCAGTTGGCTGGATGACGTTGCCGGTAAACGGTGAAGTAAATGTTGTACTCATGCTTTAAGGTTCCTGAATCGTTGTATTTCTATCGATACGACGTGCGTTGTCTTCTTTCTTAAGCGCAGCCAATGAATCGGTATAGTAGCCTTTCCAAATTGGCAATTTGTCCATAGCTTTTAAATAGCCTTGAGCTTGTAACAATGTGCCAAATAGCATTGCTTGTGGGCACTCGCGAGTAAATAAGTTTTCTTGATTAGTAGTATCTAACGGTTGAATTAAACTGTAATATACCAACTCAATTGGTGTATCTTGTGCTGGGGCTGGTGCAAATGTCCAGTTGTTGTAGTCATAATCTGCGTAATACAGCGGAGTGCCGGGTTCGGATTGGGACTGGTATTGTGCAATATAGTCTTGTGAACGTAGCAAAATAGGAGCACCATTTACTTTAACAGAAATGGTTTTCCTCCAACGTGCTGGTTTATTTAGCACAGTTTGATTTGTTAACAATGTTGTTTCGACCACGTTTAATTGAAGTAAAGTTTTTAACTCAGCAGCAATAGCCGATTCAGCCAAACCAATTAAACTGGGGATTTGTTCGACAAAGCCTGGGTCGTTACGTTCCATATACCGCTGAACGTCCAACACTAGGTTGTCATAGGTCATTACATATGCGCCGCTCATCGTGTATAGTATGAAATGTTAGGTTGGAAATAAATTGGGCTCTTATCCCGCTCTTCGTTACTTGCGTCCATTTCAAGCGCTGCTGCAATACCTTGTAGATAGGTAATGCGGTTAATATCCACTTCAGGTAACTGAAGCGCTAATTTATGAGATAAAGTAGCTTGAATAGAACCCACCCAGCGATTAGGAACGTACAATTCATTGGTCAATGTGCCAACGTCTTGCATTTCTTTTTCAATGATTAATTGAAACACTTGGTAGTTATTGTTTGGTACAGGCCATAAATACATTGACGGATCAATAGTACGGTCATACCAGTATTGTAGCGAACGAACGCTTGGAAATTGTTTGTTAGGAAGATTCCAGTAATCATCGCGGTTTAAACGTGCAAGCGGAATAACCTGTTGGCTTTGTGCAAACTGAATGGCACGAAGTGAGAATGTTTCGCCAGTATTACGGCTTCTTAAACGAAAAGCATAAAACGCTTGAGTTGCATTAATAGTAAAGTAGGCCCATTGGCGATCAGCCAATGTAGTAGATGGGAATGATTCCCAAACGTCCCAAGTTACACCATCGTTACTAACCTCAAAATCTAAGTCGTAAGTTGCTACTGTGCCAGGACAGTACGCGTTAAAGCCAACATAGAAAATACGAGTTTGATTAGAATATGCCGCACCAAACCAGTTTTCAGAAAGCGTAGTCGTGGCATGCAAGTTAAGATCAGCGTTATCTGTCTGGTTAAATAGATTGATGACGTCTGGATTATCCACTGGTAATGTGCCAGAAATGGAAGGGTTAACAATGTATACCCAGTTTGCTTCGCGCACATCAATAGTACCGGGGGGCAAGTTGATAAACTGTTGGTTAGTTTGCGCACCCATCACATAGTTTTCCAATAACCACAGATTTACACCGCGGTTAGAAAGATTCATCAAAATATAGAATAGTGCCTGTTTAGCGGCGTCTACATATTCTGGTGTGATTTCTTCCGCTGTTTTCCCTGCATCACGAAACGCATAAGAAATCAGTTGGTCAACTGTAATCTTGGTTTGATTGGTTGTGCCGGAGTAGGCCATTGCTTACTTCTTTCTTTTTACAGAACCGCCAGTACGTTTAGGAGCTGGTTTAGTGCCAAATGTTTCCGCAATACGAGTCATTCTTGCAGCGCGCATTTGCTCAGGAGTTAGTTTTTCTGGAATGCCTTTTGCTTGCATTTCTCTAGATTCGGCTTGAATTTCAGATAACACGTTTTTAGCTGGGGCCGTTGTAACACTTGCACCCTCAGCATACCTTCTTACTGACCCACCTTTTTTAAATGCAGCGGGTTTTTCAATTGGCGTTTCTGCAGTTTTAATTGGTTTTCTTAAAAAAGGTCTTGCAGTTGCGGCTGCTTCAGATTGTACTTCTGCAATATTGGTTGGTTTTCTTGTAGCAAAATTTTGTCTTGGTGCTGCCTCAACACTTTCACCTTCAGCATACTTTTTAACACCACCACCGCATGCCATTTTAGGCATCTTTTTAAAATCTTTCATATTATCGACCTCTTCCTGATACACGTTTTGGTAAAGACTTTAATTTAACCCCAGTATCGGCTTTGTTAAACTCTTTAGCAACTTTAGTTGGCACACCAACTTTTTTAGCAAACTTAGGATTGTGTGCTGCAGCAGCCATAAGACGTTCTTGAGCTTGTGATTTACTTGGCATATTAATATCCGATTCTAACGTTTGGACGAAAGCCCGGGTGCATTGCAGTACCCGGAGCTGCTGTGCCCATTGGGCCAGAGGCACTAGCGTTACCCATTCCAGGGGCTTGTTCTTGAGGTTCAGGGGATATTGGCCCCCCGATTTGGTATTTAGCGACGCCTTTTTTCTTAGCGCCGCTTAGCACTTTTTTGCTACTTTACCGCCTTTTTTCTGTCCGGGAACAGGGTTAGCTGGCATTGCGCCGGTAGCGTTGCCCATTTGATCTACCGAAGCACCAACGTTACTAACTGCAGCGTTCATTGGGCTAAGACCACTAAGCTTATCCATCAAGTATTTTTTAGCTTTACGGGCAGGACCCATAATCATGTTGCGAGTTGCAATATTATCTTTTGTGTCTAATGCTGCTTGAGCTGCGGCTGGGTCGGTTTCAAATGAAGGACTACCACCATCGGCCATTTTACGTACGGACTTGCCGCCACACAACATGGCTGGTTTTTGACGCTTAGCATTGGCAATATCTTTCATGTCCTTGCCAGTTTTTTTGGCGGCATAGGCATTTTCTACCATGCCACCAGTCTTGTATTTTTTAACAGAACCGACTTCTTTCTTGGCGCGACCGCCTTTTTTCAACTTGGAAAGGTTGGTATGCTCGCCTTTGTGCTCTTGGGAATCGTGCATGGCAAATGCTTTTTTAATAATCTTTTTGTCTTGCGCAACATCACTAGACATTTCTGATTTTTCAGAATGGCGTGATTTATACTTGACTGCGCCGCCTTCTTTAAAGCATTGCATTTTGGGTGATTTTTTAAAGCCTTCCATAATATTTCCTCGAGGTTAAATGGTAACAGGGTGATCAATCCCTTATATTTACTAATACGCCAAATAGGTCAAAAACGCCCTATAGACCTGATAAAAACAGGTCTCTTTCGCGTTTACGACGGTTTTCTAATACAGCAGGCTTATTCCACATCAGGATGGCATCAGCCGCGGCTTGGTAATTGCCTTCGTTTAATTTACGAAGAACGGTAGATTTTCTAAAGTTAGTTTCGCCAATATTGAAGCACAGGCTGTATAAGGCGTCAAATTGGGGCTGGGTAAGGGGTACCTTTACCGACGTC